GGCGATGCAGAAGCTGTCAGAGCTGTATGCAACTACAACCATCAACAATACACACCTGATGGGATTGTAGACGCCAAAGACTTGCTCGAAGTTGTCACAACCCCCTCACCACCAGCCGACCATGACTACCCCTTTCAAGGATTACAAACAAAACTTCACGGGATCAGGTTTGGGGAGCTTACAACAATTACTGCGGGGAGTGGCATCGGAAAATCCTCCTTCTGTCGTGCAATCGCAACTAACCTTCTTAATAAAGGAGAACGGGTTGGTTACCTGGCACTTGAAGAATCTAACCGCCGTACTGCTCTCGGACTCATGTCATCAGCAGTCGGAAAGTCACTACATATCGGAGAACACAGCAAACGAGACCTGACAAATTATTTTGATCAGACTATTTCTAACTGGAATCTTCATTTGTTTGACGGTTTTGGGAGTTATGATCCAGATCACATCTACAATCGCATCGAGTACATGGCAGCGGGTCTTGAGACTCGTGTCGTGTTTCTTGATCACCTCAGTATCCTCCTGTCTGGTCTAGATGGTGACGAGCGACGGATGCTGGACATCACAATGACCCGTCTCCGCAGTCTTGTGGAACGTACTGGTATTGCGATGTTTCTTGTTTCACATCTACGTCGTACAACTAATGACAAATCACATGAGGAAGGAGGACGCGTCACACTCGGACAGTTGCGGGGATCCGCAGCAATTGCTCAACTTAGTGACTCTTGCGTTGCGCTCGAACGCGATCAGCAGAGCGGATCTAAATCAGCTCTTACAACAGTGCGAGTCCTTAAGAATCGATATTCTGGCGAAACTGGTATCGCGTGCACCCTAGATTACGATTTATCCACCTGTAAATTTAATGAAACTGAACCAACAACGGAGCCTGAATACACACCAGATTTCTGAACTTAAACGTCCTAACCCACCCACGCCAGAGATGGTGAAACGTGCACAATTTGTTGACAAGACTTATGTCTGGAAACACTCTAGTATTCGATCTAGAAAGCAACGGTCTCCTGAATGATGTTACCAAGATCCACTGCCTTGTTATTCATGAGCAGGAAACTGGTCAGACGGTTGTTTACAACGACGAAGGTAACGCTGAGCCGATCACCCGTGGTGTCCAAAGGCTCGAAGATGCTGACGTCATTGTGGGCCACAACGTCATCGGCTATGACATACCTTGTCTCCGTAAGATTTACTCGTGGTTCTCACCAACCGCCATGGTTGTAGACACTTTGTTGTTGTCCCGTCTGTATCACACAGATATGCTCAAAGTTGATCAAGACCGTGGTTGGGACCAAATGCCACTACAGCTATACGGGAGGCATTCACTCGAATCCTACGGGTATAGGCTGGGAGAATACAAAGGGTCTTTTGGTAAAGACACTGACTGGCAAGAATGGAGTCAAGAGATGCAAGATTATTGCGTACAAGATGTCAACGTCACTCGCAAACTATGCGACCACTTCCACAAATACCTGAGTGGGTCCAACTAGAACACCAGGTTGCACAAATTCTCACCACACAGGAACTCCATGGATGGTATTTTGATGAACGCGCTGCATGGGAACTGTCATCATCTCTCAGAGCAGAACTTGAAGAAACTTGTGCAGTATTACGCGACGGGCGTGCTTACGTCCCGAGATCGGAATTCACTCCTAAGGCAAATAACAGACGCTACGGGTATATCGCCGGAGCAACATTCACCCGCATCACTGAATTTAACCCGACCTCACGGGACCATATTGCATGGTTCTTGGGATGGTATTACAAATGGAAACCAGCATTAAAAACGGAAAAGGGCAAGACAGTAATCGACGAGAATGTGCTGAGCGAAATCATAGCGAACGGCACACCAGGCAATCTGAATCCGAACAAATATGCAGATGGGACTACCATCGCAGAGGGCTTTCTCAAGTGTCTGAGTATTACAAAGAAATTGGGGATGATCTCGCAAGGCGTGAACGCATGGCTGAAGCTATGTACGACTGCTAGTCGAGTACATCATCACTGCTCAGTTGCAACAAACACGCACAGATGTGCCCACCGAAAACCAAACCTTTCCCAAGTACCTTCTGACCATGATTGTAGACAACTTTTTAAAGCATCGCCTGGTCAAGTTATGGTGGGTGCCGATCTTAGCGGCATCGAGCTACGGATGCTCGCACATTACCTCGCTAAATATGATGCGGGACGTTACGCGGACGTACTCCTCAATGGAGACATCCATCAAGTCAACGCAGACCGAATTGGAATCAGCCGCCGCCAAGTTAAAACAGTCACTTACGCCTTCCTTTACGGAGCCGGTGATGCCAAAATCGGACTCTCCTTTGACTCTACCTTAAAAGACAAAGCCGCAAAGAAAAAAGGGGCAGAAATTAGATCCGCGTTTGTGTCGGCTATTGATGGTCTTGCAGAATTACTTGCAGCAATTAAAGAAGCTAGCCACAAGGGTTACGTAAAATCTATTGACAGAAGACCTATTAAGGTTGATAGTCAGCACAAGGCACTTAATTATTTACTCCAGTCAGGCGCTGGCGTTATCGCAAAACGCTGGATGGTATTGGCTAACGAAGATATTACAAAACAGAACTTACCTTGCAACCAGCTTGCGTTTGTTCACGACGAATTGCAGTTTGAAACCACCCCTAACTATGCAGACTCCTTATCAGCTCTCCTTGAGCGAAGTGCAAAACACGCAGGAGAATACTACAAACTTAGAATTCAAATCGAAGCGACCGCAACTGTCGGTCATTCGTGGGCCGAAACACACTGATTCAAATCGCATTGGTGATTATTATGAAGCTTATGTGCAACTTAAAGCTTGGGAGAGAGGCGCAGAAGTTTTTGTAAACGCTGGATCAACCGGTTCTGTGGATATGATTATTGTTTGGGAAGGTAAAACTCTCAAATGTGACGTAAAAGCTATGGATTATAGCACAGACCGTGGTTATTTTCGACACGCACGTCCGAACCAATGTGCAGAAGGTGTGCAGCTTATTTCTGTAAACCCACAAACTAAACAAATCTCCTTTCCGCCGAACAGAACACCTGCAGGTTGGGAAACTTTTTGGTCATGAAACTGTTAATCGACGCTGACTTCATTGTCTACAAATGCTGTGCTGCAGCAGAAGACGAGATTGATTGGGGTGACGACGTCATTGTTGTCATCAGCAAGTTTAGTGAAGCACTAAAAAGTGTTGAACGTGAGCTGAGCAAGATCAAAGAGCACTTCATGTGGGACACGCCAGAAGTTATTTTGTTTTTCAGTGACTCTAAGAATTTTAGGAAAAAAATTTACGCAGATTACAAGGGTCACCGAAATAGAAAGAAGCCCTGCGGTTATAGGCGAGTTATCACAGAACTGAGTGAGCGTTACACAGTTATTAGAATCCCTGAGCTAGAAGCTGACGATGCCATGGGTATCTACGCAACCTTTGAACCTGGCAACATTATTGTCAGCCCAGACAAAGACATGCGGCAAATCCCTGGCAAACTATACAACCTTGACGAAACCATTGAGGTTACAGAGGAAGAAGGTATGCGTTGGCATCTTGTCCAAACACTTGCTGGTGACCAAACAGATGGTTACGGTGGAGTGCCAGGGATCGGCGTCAAACGTGCCATTGCTTTGCTTGACAAAGATGGTTATACATGGGACACAGTTGTCAAAGCATTTGAGTCCAAAGAATTGGATGAAGAAACAGCGTTGATGAATGCACGTCTCGCAAAAATTTTACAACATACTGACTATGACGCAGTCAACAAACGAGTCATACCATGGCTTCCCGCCACCGCCAGTGATGGAGCTGACGATGGAGCAACAGTTCAAGCTTCGACAGATTGAAGACTTGATGAAAGAAGCTAACAAAGAAGATATTATTACTGTATACCTAGCCTTGCAAAAGCAGAACTTCTGCCTTGCAAACACTGTTACCAATTTAGTTAAGAAATGGCCCAACCGTCCCCTGCTCACTACACCCGAGGAAGCATAGAGGTTTGGGATTTTATCCGCGATCAACAGCTCAACTATCATCTCGGCAATGCTATTAAATATATTTGCAGAGCCGGTTTCAAAAGTCCTGACACAAAGGTTGACGACCTTAAAAAAGCTATCCACTACCTTGAAAATGAACTCCTACATTCATCGCAGCCTGATGACGATGGCCGAACAGTTCCGCTCAGCGTATACTTTGATGACTGGGAGGGACCAGCGCGGCCTACAGAAATCTTTGATCGATGAAGAGTGGTCAGAGTTTCACGAAGCTTACCACATGAAAGATGATGTTGAGCAGCTAAAAGAACTAGCAGACCTTGTGTATGTCTGTTATCAATTTGCTGCATCACAAGAATGGGATCTTGACGAAGCCTTCCGTCGAGTCCACGATTCCAACATGTCGAAACTCGATGAGTTCGGCAAACCAATTTACCGCCCTGACGGCAAGGTCCTGAAGGGACCAAACTACAAACCACCTTATCTGCAAGACCTGATTATCGAATGACCACCTCACTTATTTCTCGCACGGGACGTGTCCAATCTTGGATGGATGATCCAACGTCCAGACTGCCGGTGTCGTGCACGGTATTTGTCGTCCAGGATTCTATGGAGGGTCCAGATGGAATCGAAGCAAGCTGGAGATTTGTATCACATGCTCTACGTTTCGGAGCAGGTTGCGCGGTCCACTTGTCGGAACTGCGACCCAAAGGAACAGAAAATGGTAAAGGCTTGGTTGCATCTGGACCAGTCTCTTTTGCAAAAATCTACTCGACACTAAATGAAGTCCTACGTCGTGGCGGCGTGTATAAAAACGGCGCTGTGGTCTGCCACCTTGACCTTTGTCATGGTGATGCCCTTGAGTTTATTACTACACCACGCAACGAACTGCCATGGGTCAAGCGATGCATCAACATCACTGAAGGTTGGTGGCGGTCGTGCACGTTCAAGGAACAACTTCTACAATCAATCAAAGCTGGCGATGTCTGGCTCAACAAAGTAAAGTATGACAACGATGGAAACCGGATCCGAGGAAACGTCTGCCTTGAAGTATACTTGCCCTCACGCGGGACTTGCTTGCTCGAACATATCAATCTCGGTGCCTGTGAGTTCGACGAGATTCCAGGAGCTTTCGTTCAGGGTATGTCGGAGCTGTGTACCCTCCACGCTAAA